GTTGATCCAGATGGTGGTGTTGTGCCGCTTTAATATCTGACACAAGACCCGCTCACAAGGCGGGTTTTCTGTTATAATACTCAAGTAGTTGAAGGATCATCATGGACCTGTCTGAACTGATTGATGAAATTCGTGAGATTGAAATCTATGGTTCTGAACCAGCAGATTGGATGGGATATTTGGGTGATGACGAACCCTGGGTGCCAGATTCGGAACTGGCATACTGACCCTCTCAGCGGTGCCTAGGTGCCGCTATAATAAGCACATACGCAATCAACCGATGACTACCACCTTCGCTGACTACGCCGCTGCTGCAGAGGCACGGAAAGACATCGCTGCTGCTGTTCTGGGGCACACCTATGCTCTCTGTGAGGCACTGCGACAGAACTACATTGATTACAGTATCAAGATGCACGAACGTTCACTCTTTCGTGATTTTGATGACTCTTCGGTTTCTTATCATGAAGAGTGTATTGCTAAACTGAAGCAGGGCACTTGTGATTATGACTTCTACCCTGAAACGGGTCGTAAGTATCACAAAATTGTGATGAATGCTGCTGGTTCTCGCTCTGTCCACGCTTTTGTGGATAAGAAGACTGGTCAAGTGTACAAATCTGCTAGTTGGAAAGCACCTGCTAAAGGTGTTCGCTACGATCTTCGCATCATTGAGCAGCGTGAATGGTTGCTTGAGAATGCTGACTGGGCAGGTGGTTATCTTTATCTTCGCTGATGTATCTTCAAACACAACAATTTCCTCAAATGACTTACGCTAACGACATCAAAGACATGACTGTTACCAAGTCTCTGCGCCTTTTGTGCAATGGTTTCAAGAGTGAGTTTGCTACCTTTGCTCACGCTGATGAGAGAATGTGTGAGTTGCTTCACGAACTTGCAAGTGAGTTTGTGGATGCCAACATTCCTGTGGTTGATGAGGACAACCAGGTGGAACTTGCTATGATGCTGCTGGAATCTCTGGATATTATTGCTAGATAGTTATTAAAAAAATGAAACAACTGTTCCTACTTCTTCCACTCACACTGTTCTCTGTTCCAGTGCAGGCACAGCAGGTGAATAACTTTGCTGTCTGCACTCAGAATCAGGAAGTCTATCAACCTGGTGGATATGATCGCTACGGCAATTATGTACCAGGTGGTGTTAGTGTTCAGACCTATAATGTTCCTTGCAACAATGTAAATCAAGGATACCGCCCCACTAATCAGTATTATGGTTATGGTGGTAGCGGATACGGATACGGTCGAAGAACTAATCCTAATTGCAATCCAACAAGAACTGTGTTAGGTGCTGTACTTGGTGGTGCAATCGGTCGTGCTGCTGCAAGTGCTTATCCACAAAACTATGGTTGGGCAACTGCATTAGGAGCATCACTTGGAGGTCTCACATTCGCCTGCTAATTCATGACTAAGACTGACAAACTCATCTTCATTTCTTCGTTCATTTGGTTTTTGCATTGGGGTCAATGTCTTACATCACGTATTCTGGATACGGTTATTCTAAACGCCTCTGTGAGGACGTTACCACTTGGTTTCTGAATAAGTTTCTCCCACGCCATAAGATTGAGGTGGAGATTCTTCACCGTGGTCTGCGTCGTGAGCAGGTTTATGGTTATTGTGATTATGTGGGTGAATCACGTCGTCCCCGTGAGTTTCTGATTGAACTCAACACCTACATGTCTGAGGAGTTGTATATAAAAACTCTTTTGCATGAACTGGTCCATCTGAGGCAGTGGGTAGTAGGTTCGCTGCGGTTCCGATACGGAAAATTGTGTTATTCTAAAGAACCTGTCGAAAAGTACGACTATTGGCATCAACCACACGAAATAGAGGCACGGGAACAGGAAGAAACCTTATATCTTGAGTACCTATTTGAGAAGAATGGGTGGACGGATCATCAAGTGGCACAGTTCTTCCCGAATCGCCTGATGCAGGCAGTATAATTACAAAGTAATCAAGGAAACCGCAATGGTTGCTGACACCACCACAGACGCGCAACTCCGCCGCACTATTCAGAAAACGATTGAGAATGAAATGCCGCTGCAACTTCTGAAGCGCATTGTTTATGAGGTGCGTTGTGAAGAAATGGGCATTCGCCCTGATGGTTGGAAACTCTATCGTGAAGATTGATGACTAAACCGATTTATGTTAAGCAATTTGCAAAGCGATGGTATCTTGTCTGGTCTGACACTGGGCGCACGATTGCATCATTTGCATCTGAGTTTGAGGCTTACTCTGCGCGACGATCTATGATAGAATATAACAAAACTGGAGGAAATCAATGAGTTATTATTGGACCACAAAAATGAATGAGGCGACTGCCCGCCGACTGAATAAACTGTCTGATCAAGGTGTGCAAATTGATACAACCACACATGCAGGAAGGCAAGTGATTGGTTATAATTATCTGGAACTTGCACTTGACGAATCTGAAGAATGAAAAAACTTCTATTGCTGACTGCTCTTCTGTTTGCCTCTCCTGCATTGGCACAGACTGCACCAAAACCGAAAGTTTATCGTCCATTTGTGTATGAAACTCCTTGTGCATTAGATTCAGGTCTGCAGGCTCAATTTGATACCTGTAAAGTGGTTGAAACCCGTGAGACTGGTGGAGCACTGCGAACCCGCAACATTTACTCCAATCGGTTTGGTCTGACCATTAAATCCTGGTTTGATAAAGAGAAAGGTTTTATGACTTGGGATAGTCATAACAAGTTTGCCTACAAGTGGGAGTATAAAGTTGCGGGAACTGGTGAGCAAGGTAGTTGGTCTTATGTGATGCCAGGTTTTCTTCTGCAAAATGTATCTTGGGACTGAACAATGACTGAAGCGACTGTACAACTGAATGTTCATGAAATTGGTGTAATTCTATCTGCACTGCAGGAACTCAATCTGCGTGAGGAAAATAGAATTGCAAGAGAATATGGAAGTGTGCCAGCACTGTATAACAAACTCTACTCCGTCTGGGAGCGAATGGACAGTTCAGAAACTGGACTACGCAACGATGTGGTGCCGTCCTTCTGATCTATAATTACAAGGTAATCGGGAGACACCCAATGACCACCTTCCCCACTCTCCAGTCTGCAGACGGCACGATGCTGGTTGGATACTATCCTGTCAAGACTCCTTATGGTGATATTAGTCAGGAATGGTGCCTTCAGGTTCTGTCTTGGAAAGGTGTGGATCAGATCTCCAAGAAGTTTCTGAATCGTGTTGAGAAGACTCTTGCGATTCGTGAGCGTCTGGCACTGGGTTATGTTGAAACGGGTGATAATTCTGATCTGCCTCAACTTGGTAATCCTTTCTATGGTGCTTGCTGATGAAACTCTATCTTGGTGTTTCGATTGCTTTTGCTTTCTTTGTGGGTTGGAATGTATTTCTGATTCAACGTGATGCTGAAATGTTCAAGGCATATGATGCCTGTGCTCATTACACAAATCATCCCGATTGCCCCTACAAGAACAAATGAACGACGAAGACATTGCACAGTTTCTTTCAGCATTCTCTGACTTCATGAATCACGCCGAAGAACAAATTGATTCCTATCAAAAGTGGGAAGAAGCAAAGAACTATACTGAATTGTTCTATGAGCAGAAAGCAGCAGAACTAGAGATTACTGTTGATTATTATATGCAGGAGTTTATTTGATGGATGATCAAACAAAACTGATTCTTGCTCATATGCAAGTTGAGAACATTCGCAATCTTCTGAACGACGGTCCATATGCTGGTTTCTTCACATCACATTTACTGCCTGTGAAGTATGAGATTGAGCGTCAACTCTGCAACTTGACAGGATACAACAAGTACACTAAAATGAAGGGGTAATTTACACACAACAATGAAATTTCTTTATCTGGTTGATTATTGGGTTCCGTTTCCTTCTTCTGAATATGGTGGCGTGATTAGTGTCATTGCAGAGAATGATAATGAATGCCATGATGTTCTTCTAAACTGGCGTGATGAGTATGAGAATGCCCATGACTCCCGCATTATGGAACGTGTGGTGAATGCTCATAAGTTCGAACTTGCCCATGAAGAAGATTCCCGTATTGTTGAT